TCTCAAGATATGGTTCAGCTCAATACCTTAGAGACGATTTCACAGCAACTCGACACCATGAACACGGCGCTATCAGGGCGCTGTAGTAACCCTGCTCGCTGTCAGTTTCCGATACGAGAGGCCGAGACCGAGTTAGAAACGGCTCAGCAGAATTTAAAGCAGATGATCAACGAGAAAATCACCCAGTCGGCTTTGCATCAGTTCAAAGGCTCGGCGGCGGTGCCTTCGTTTTGCTCCTATGTCGAGGCGTTTGGTTACAACCTCTGTTTTGACTTCTCCCTCTTTTCTGAAAACCTGCACATCATCCGCATGATAGTGCTCGCGATGGCGTACATTCTGGCCGCCATGCTCATTTTGTTTAGGTGATGCTTATGATGGACACCCTTTATGACTGGCTAATTGATGGCTTTACGTGGCTTGTGATCAAGCTCGGTATTATGTGGATTGAGAGCAAGATTTTTGTCATCCAATTCTTCTGGGAGATGTCCCAGAAAGTGATTGATATGTTTACCATCTATCCGCTTATCCAACAGGCTATCGATATGCTGCCTCCTCAATACAGCGGCTTTCTGTTCTTTTTAGGGTTAGACCAAGCGCTGGCTATCGTGCTTCAGGCTTTGATGACCCGTTTCGCCCTGCGAGCGTTAAACCTATGAGTATCTTTATTCATCACGGCGCGCCAGGCTCTTATAAAACGTCCGGGGCATTATGGCTTCGTCTGCTGCCTGCGATTAAGTCAGG